GACAAAATATGTGTGATGTTCACTTGGTACTTAAACGTATTGTTACACTACACTTTGATAATTTACTGCAAAAGGGTGTACACGATGTAATGCACTTCCTAGGTACTAGTAAACTAGAATGGGCATTGTTGCTAACTGATATACAACGTGCAGTAAGGAAGAATTATAATGAAAACTTCACTATCACTTTTGACTGTGCTAGTCCTTTCCTTGCAACCGCAAACGGACAGATATACATACAGAACGAAACAGAGGATCGGTCGAAATGGACATATCGTATGGTGCCGTCAGTTGACGATAAGAAATATGCTACAGACAACCGTGGCTTTAGAGACGCTGTTATATCAGATGGGATATTTAAAAACTTTGAAGACAGTCCACTTACCGCTGAACTCAAAGTATCAGACGTTTGCACATATGCTCCCGGAGATTTAAATAAAATAGGTAAAGAAGGAAAAACATCTTGGGATAGTTTTTCATATGCGATCCAAATGGGTCATAACGTGTGGAGTCACATTAATGCAGTTCAAGAAGCGAACAGACAATACGACAATGGAATCATTCCAAGAATGCTTGTACAAGAGCAATTTGACAGGATTCTATTTAAAGATGTTGTGGAAGAAATATTTGCAATTACAAACAAAGACGAAGCCTTAGCAAAAATTGATGAGTATTCAAAGTTTTGGATGGCTATACCTGGTACTAGAGGTGCAATTGGTAAAAAGACTGTAAATGCTAGTACACACTTTAACGCACTTTTTGAAGTAGAAGAAACTGTTGAAGAAGAAAACGAAGATGGTGTCTTTACGGAAGAAGAAGAACATAAGTTGGAGGAACTCGAGGATGAGCAACTATGAAGGAGTTGAGGATAAACTTCGCGCACATTACGAAGAATTAGAACGCAAGCATAGAGAGCTTGACAACGAGCTAATTGAACGTTATAATAATCAAACAGTAACAGACGAAGTTCGTAGAATGAAAACTATGAAACTTTATTTAAAAGACGAAATGCACCGTATCAACTCAAAACTTATACAAATGGGATTAGGATGAAAAGAGATTACGAAACAGGTACAGCAGATGACATTACTTTCTTTACAGGCGTAGAAGTTGAAAAGACTCCGGCGGTTGGATTGAAGACTCTATTTGTTACTGGTGTGCAACCTTGTGATGTTATTCAAAAGCATTACGATGAAGAACAATGCGAACACATTTTCTTTGGTGCTAATCACAGTTTTAATCCTGGGACAAACTTTCCACAAGATGCTGATCAATGGGATCCTTGGGAGAATATGATTAAAGCATTTTTAACAGCAGGTAAGCTGTGTAGTTTAGATATTCCTATTTCACTTGCAGAAGCATTTTTAGAATCATCATTAACTGAATACGACAACTTTATCCCACAACTTCGCATTCCATTGCCTTATGCAAAACTGTGGAACTACAACACTATGTTGAAGATTGATGATAAAGATTTTAAGGCAACAAACCCAGGTGTTTGGTGTCATAGCTTGCACGATTTGATGGACCGTGAAAAGTTCACAGATTGGAGCAAATATGGACTTGACAAAGTACTCAAGTGAAAGTAGTATATAACTATGCAAGAACGCTATCACGATTATATGTTACGTAGAATGAGAGAAGAAGACGCTAAAATGAGTAACTCTATGCAAAATGCAGAGCGCAGTATTTGGGTAACTTTCGCTAAAGAAGGTGTACATATGTACCCAGGTGCTGACACAGATCCTAAACTAGCAACTGGCGATTGGGATGATGTATCATTCCTTGGTATTCCACATCGTCATATTTTTCACTTTCGTGTTCGTATTGAAGTATTTCATAACGATCGCGATATTGAGTTCATTCAGTTTAAACGCTGGATGCAACGACTCTATGACGTTGAAGGCGTACTAGAGTTGAACCACAAGAGCTGTGAGATGATCGCAGATGACTTGTATCAAGAGATTGCTGCAAAGTACCCCGGCCGCTTTGTAGAGATTAGTGTCGCTGAAGACAACGAAAACGGCTGTTCTATTTTTTACCCCAAGTCATAAGAGGATTTGACAAAATGTCTATTGAATTTAATCGTAATGCATATACTAAAGTATTTAATGACTTAGATGCATATCGTGATTATTGTAGGTTTGAAGGCAAAGTGTTTGATGAAAAGGCACTTTATAAAAAGGACGATCCTAACTGGATTGCTTATCAAAAGTATCAAGGTTGGATTCGCGCTAAGGCCCGTAACGCAGGACGAAAATTTAACGAACGGAGAAACTAATGACTATCTATATTGTAGACATCGAAGCAGTTGACACACGCTATACAAAGCAATGGAAGGAACACCTTCCACATCAACTGCAACGAGCTACAAATGAATCAGTAAAAGTTATTAGCGGTGGAGAAACGCCTCAGGCAACTACGCCTGGGGCTTTTCTTAACTTTGGCGGTACTAATGTTTACAAAAGTAAACAATTAGAACAAATTGGAGAAATGTTTTGCAATGGAACAATTGAAAATGGTGATTATTTTCTCTATACCGATGCCTGGAACCCTACAGTTATTCAACTACGCTATATGGCAGAACTACTGGGTGTTGATATTAGCATTGGTGGTCTCTGGCACGCAGGCAGTTATGATCCGGCAGATTTTTTAGGTAGGCTCATAGGCGATAAACCTTGGGTACGTCACGCTGAGATGTCAATGTTTGAATGTTATGATGATAACTTTTTTGCAAGTGATTTTCATATTGATATGTTTACAGATGTATTCGACGAAGACTATGCAATTGATTGGGACAAAATTAAATGTGTAGGCTGGCCTATGGAGTATCTAAAGAGTAGTCTTGTAACTTACAGTGGTATGGACAAACGTAACCTTATTCTCTTTCCGCATCGCATTGCTCCAGAGAAACAAGTAGACATTTTCCGTGATCTTGCTGAACAACTTCCTGAATATGAGTTTGTTGTATGTCAAGAGCGTTCGCTTACTAAAAACGAGTATCACAACTTGTTAGGTGAAGCAAAGATGGTGTTCTCAGCTAACTTGCAAGAAACACTTGGCATTAGTTGGTACGAAGGCGCACTTGTAAATGCTATTCCTATGGTGCCTGACAGACTGAGCTATAGTGAAATGGCTGTACCTGAGTTTAAGTATCCTAGTAAGTGGACAGAAGACTATAGCAGTTATAGAACACATCGAGCAGAAATTGTTGCTAAGATTCGTGACTATATGGAAAACTATGATGACTATATGGTAAGTTTAGATAAGCAACGTACTAAACTAAACAAAGAATTCTTTAGCGGAGCAGCATTGTATGACGCAATCAAAGGATGATGATTACACTATTACATTAGATAGTGGAGAAAAACTTGATCTAAGCGGTATCTTAGATACTACTGGTGACATTACTATTAACCTAGATAATACTATGGGTACAACTACAACGTACTGGGCAGGTGATAGTGTAGCTGATGTTGTTTACAGCGGATCTAATGACAGTACATTTACTATTGATATTAATGATTTAACTACAGATACTATTGATATTGACTGGCTCACAGGCAAACTTAATATTGACCCAGATGAAGTTGAACATATGTGTAAGGAGTATCCGGCACTAGAAAGAGTTTGGCGCAACTTTAAAAGTGTGTATGATATGGTTAAACAAGATTACGAAGGCAAGAAAAAGGCAGGAGAAATTGACGATGACATTCCTTTCTAAGATTATGGACAAGCTCGGCAGACGTCGAGTTATTACAGAGCGTGACAGTGACGTTCCGTATCTAGTTCGCTACTATGTGTTTCTAAAAGATAGAAAGCGTTTTCCTTTTAATATAACACTACACAAAGTATTGCTAAGTGATGAGCCTACACTGCACGATCATCCTTGGAGTTATGCTACACTTATCCTAAGAGGCGGCTACTGGGAGAATACCCCAGAAGGACGCTATTGGAGAGGACCAGGACACTTCCGTTATCGTCGTGCAAGTGACTTGCACTATTTAGAGCTTGCAAAAGATGCAGACGGCAACGAAATACCCTGTTGGAGTTTGTTCTTTATGGGCAAGAAAGCAACAGAGTGGGGATTTCTCAAAGACGGAGAATGGATTCACAATGAACAATATCTAGCAAGAGGTGCTAAAGATGATTAAGAAACATTATTATTCGTGGCAGGATGTAGAGAACGCCTGTGTAAACATTGCTCTACAGATGTACAAAGACAACTGGCGTCCTGACTATATTGTAGGTATTACTCGAGGCGGCAACGTACCTGCTACTATTTTATCTAATATGTTAGGTGTACGTTGTGAAGCACTAAAGGTTAGTTTGCGTGATAACTACGACGGTGAAAGCAGTGAATCTAACTGCTGGATGGCAGAAGATGCGTTTGGTTATGTTCCTCTAGAAGAACAAGAAACTTGTCGCTGGGACAATAAACTACGCAAAAACATTCTTATTGTAGATGACATCAACGACACAGGTGCTACGTTTAACTGGATTAAAGAAGATTGGCAAAGTGGTTGTTTGCCGAATGAAGTGGATGCTTGGAATACTGTTTGGAACACTGACCTAGCTAATGTAAGATTTGCAACTATTACAGAAAATTTAAGTAGTAACTTCAGCAATGTACGATATAGTGTACACGAAGTTAACAAAGCAGAAGAAGATGTTTGGCTAGTTTATCCTTGGGAAAATATAGGAGGATAAAATATGCAGTTTAATGAAGTGCCTTGGAATGATGTATTAGTTGATACACGAGAATTTACTGTTTTTAAAGATGGTTTTCCAGTCACCGAGGGCCACGTACTTTTTGTGCCTAAGGTAGAAGATTGGGATCATTTGTCTAAATGTTATAAAGCAGCTTATGCCTGGGGATATGATTGGATTCAAAAAGGCTACTGCGATGCTTACAATATCGGACAAAACATCGGAGCAGAAGCTGGACAAACAATTATGTACCCACACGTACATCTTATACCCCGCCGCAAGGGTGATATGGAAGATCCAAGGGGCGGTGTGCGGCACGTCATCCCAAACAAAGGAAATTATAAATTAAAGGAAGGATTATGACTTTGAAAGAACAGTTAGTTAAGGCAGCACGGATGCACGCCGAAGGCGAGCTTGAAAGAGCAAAAACAAACGTTATGGTTTATATGAATCAAAGTGTTGGTATCGGCGAACATAGTGATATTGTAGAAGCTATCCAAGAAGAACTTGATAAAATGGCAACTGCAAATGATCGCCTAGAAATGTTAGACAAATATTTTGTGTAATATACTTGACAAGTAACCTAAATAAGTGTATACTGTATAGTATATTATGCAGTGTACACGGCAATCCTCTGCCTTAACATCGGAGATATAAATGAGCAAAGCATTACAAATTAAAACAAAACTAGAAGAAGCTGGCATCCGCTATTGGGCTGGCGACAACATTTCAGAAGTGTTGCAGAAAGGTGATAAGGAAGAACTTATCGAAGATGCTACTGTAGCATTTGAACAAGTGTTAGATGCACTTGTTATTGATCGACACAATGATCCTAACTCAAAAGGTACAGCAAGACGCCTTGCTAAGATGTATTTTAATGAGATTATGGCAGGACGTTATGATCCTATTCCAAGTGCAACTGCATTTCCAAATGACTCAGACGAACGCTACGAAGGTATGCTAGTAGTTCGTTCAGAACTAAAAAGTATGTGTTCGCATCATCACCAGCCAGTAGGGGGTGTAGCATACATTGGTATTATTGCAAGCGAAAAACTAATTGGTCTTAGCAAATACACACGCATTGCACAGTGGTGTGCTAGACGCGGCACACTGCAAGAAGAACTTGCAAATGATATTGCACGTGAGATTGCAAAGGCAACTGGTGCAGAACACTTAGGTGTGTATATTCAAGCAACACACGGTTGTTGCGAGAACCGTGGTATTATGGCACATAGTTCGCTAACGCAAACAACTGTACTACGTGGTGCGTTTAAAGATGATCTCGGTACAAAGAAAGAGTTCTTTGACAACATTAAACTACAACAGGAGTTTAGCTGCTAATGGAGGCTCCAGTATTTGAAAAAGGTTATCCGTCATATGAAGCAGTTAATAGAAAGCCAGCAATGAAACTAAGATATTCAGAAGCATTTTATAGTGTGCAAGGCGAAGGCAAGTTTGTAGGAGTACCTAGTGTATTCCTACGCACCTTTGGTTGTAACTTTCGTTGTATGAACTTTGGTGTTGATACTAAAAAAGATCGTTGGGAACAGCACAAAGAAGGCAATCGTTATAATGCAGAAGTAAAAGCATTAATTGATGCTAAGGTACACGAAACAACTGAAAAGTTTGAAGATTTGCCTATCATTCACACAGGCTGTGATACATATGCAAGTATCTATCCAGAGTTTAAACACTTTAATCGACAGGCAACTGTTGACGAAGTAGTCGAACATTTGCTATCACTTACTCCTAACGGTAAGTGGGTACAGGATAATGGTCAAGACGTTCATCTAATCTTGACTGGTGGAGAACCTTTGTTAGCGTGGCAAAGACTCTACATTGATCTATTTGAACATCCACGTATGCAGGATCTTAAAAATGTCACATTTGAAACAAACACTACACAACCTTTACACTCGGAGTTTTACGAGTATCTTAACACTCAAGAACGATTTACAATCACGTGGAGTTGTTCCCCGAAACTTAGTGTTAGCGGAGAACCTTGGGATACTGCTATCCTGCCTGTTGTCGCTCATCAGTATAGTACTGTTAACGGTAGTGACATTTATTTCAAGTTTGTTGTCGCTACTCAATCTGATTTTGCAGAAGTTAAAGCTGCTGTGGACGCTTACAGAACTGCCGGGGTACAATGTCCGGTATACCTTATGCCGTTGGGCGGACGCAGTGAAGAATATTCCCTCAACGTTAAAGACGTTGCCGAAGCGTGTATGGCAGAAGGATGGCGATTTACCCCAAGACTCCATATATCACTATTCGGGAATGCCTGGGGGACTTAGTGAAGAAGATTACAAAATCCTTCAGGGTAAACAAATTACTGAAGAACAATATGAAAAAGTAAGGAGGCAACTATAATGGGTTGGTGGAATAAGATTGTAAAAGATAAAAAGGCTGAAGAAGAAAAAGAAAAGTTTGAACAAGAAAAATTAGAATTTCTTAAAAAGAAAGATCCTAAAGAATACGCTACTAGACGCAAAGAGCCTTGGGTAAATGTACTCGATGTTAAAGTAAACGAAGATAATGTTCGTAACGGATTTTTTGAACTTGACTGGAACAAATACTTTATTGCACAGTTAATCGAAGCAGGCTACGGTGTAGACAACGATCCAGAAGAAGAAATTGTAGATCGTTGGTTCCGTGATATTGTTTACAATATGTTAGAAGCAGAGGGACAAAGCACTGATAGAGGTGCAGGATACATTAATGTAGTACCAATTGCTAAAGGAAAGTCAGAAGTTAGTTGACACTTGTATGCAAGTATGTTATACTATATTTAAATTAACACAATACAAGGTAATACAATGAGTACATATGTATTAGTAGATACAGCAAACACTTTCTTTAGAGCTCGTCACGTAGTACGTGGCGACATTGATACTAAAGTAGGTATGGCACTACACATTACACTTAACAGTGTAAAAAAGGCTTGGACTGACTTTAATGCAGATCACGTAGTGTTTTGTTTAGAAGGACGTAGCTGGCGCAAGGATTATTACAAACCTTACAAGCGCAATCGACAAGAAGCACGTGATGCACTTACTCCTACACAGCAAGAAGAAGATACAGCATTTTGGGAAATCTTTGACGAGTTTAAAAACTTTGTTACTGAGAAGACTAACTGTACTGTTATACGTCATCCGCAACTAGAAGCAGATGATTTGATTGCAGGTTGGGTACAGGCACACCCCGATGACAATCATATTATTATTAGTACAGACGGTGACTTTGCACAACTAATTGCTCCTAATGTAAAACAGTATAATGGCGTTAGCAATACTACTATTACACACGAAGGTTACTTTACAGATAAAGGTACACCTGTAATTGATAAGAAAACTAAGGAAGCAAAACCTGCTCCACAGCCTGACTTTATGTTGTTTGAAAAGTGTATGCGTGGCGACACTAGCGATAACGTGTTTAGTGCATATCCAGGTGTGCGTAAGAAAGGCACTAAGAATAAAGTAGGTTTAATAGAAGCATTTGAAGATAAGGCTACAAAAGGTTACAACTGGAACAATATGATGTTGCAGCGTTGGGTAGATCATAACGGTGAAGAGCATCGTGTACTAGACGATTACAATCGTAACGTGACATTGTGTGATTTGACTGCACAACCTGCAGACATTAGAGAGATAATTAATAACACTATTGCAGAAGTAGAGCCTAAAGACATTACACAAGTAGGTATGCGTCTTATGAAGTTCTGTGCTAAATGGGATATGCAACGTATTGCAGACCAAGCACAACATTATGCAGAACCATTACAAGCAAGGTACCCTAAATGACATTGAAAGCAAAACCTGTATTAAAAGATAAATTTTGGATTGTCGAAGACGATAATCAAAAGGTAGGAACACTATCTTGGAATGATGATAGATATATGTTTAGTAATTCTATCGAAACTTGCTTCTTTGATAATAAACGTCAAATGAAAAAAAAGTTTGGTGTAGATATTATTTGGTCAGAAGCTGACCTTCCTTTAGACACAGATATTAAGTTTGACGTTCACGGATTTCCTACTAGTGTAAAAC